ACAAAGACACAGCCAACAAGTGGCTCTAAGATACAAGCGAACATGGGAGATCCAATGGCTCAAAAGATGGGAACAACTTCTACAGCCGGCGGTGATGGTAACGTTATTGTTATGGATAATAGCAATAGGTCTAATAATGTTGCTAACCATCAGGGCTTCGTAATGCCAAGCTCCGGAGCCTCTGATGGTAACAATCCCTTAAACAAGAAACTTGCTATATCAGGTATTCTTTAGTCTTCTTTAGCTAATTTCGCAAAGTATGACATAGTATCTTGATCTTCATCAGATACTTCTTCGGCTGTTGCTGGCTCTATAGCTGCAACTGGCTCGTTAATCATTACTTCTTCTTTTACTTTATAAGAACCGGCAGAAGCTTCTTCACCAAGAACTCTCATTAACTTAGTTTTAAGTTCATCATAAGTCTTATAGTTCTTAGGATTAGTAAACTCAGATAAGTCGTGCATTTTTTCATACACTTCTTTCATCTTATCTTCTTCACCAAATTCTGAAGGACTTGCGAACTCAGACTTATCGTAGTTTCTATAACCTTCTACGTTTCTTATCTTAAGTTTAAAGTTTGCACCTTCCCAAAAATCAAATGGATCTACAGGAGTTTCATCTGCAAACTCAGGATTCATTTGATCGAAGATCTTATCAAAGATCTTTTTACCAAACTTGTATAGAAATACCTTACCTTCGTTTTGCGGTGCTGACGGATCACTTACCACAAAGATGTTAGTTACATAATGCAGTCTTCTCTTTTGAGTTCTAGCTTTTTCTTTATCGGACTCGATACCAGAGTTCCAAAGCTTTGAGTTAAGTTCTCCAACTGGATCAGTTTGACCAATTGATGTTAGTGAGTTTTCGATATACCATAAACCAGTAGGTCCTTTGAACCCATGGTCCCAATATCTTACGAAAGGAATTCCACCGTCTTGCCCTGGTAGAAATCTTAGTACTGCATAACCATTGCCTGCCTTATCGACAGTTGGCTTCCAAATACGCTCATCAACATATGACTTTGTTTCGCCAGTATTAGTGGCTTGAGCTGCTTGTACTATTTTGGAAATGTTTGCGCCTTTGTTGCGCCTTAAAGTTTCAAATGACATCGTATTGTCTCCTTATTTGCTGAAATATTGACTGAAGTATAACAGTGTATAATACTATATATACACTATTCAAATAGCGACTCATCAATGGCGTTCTTCTTCGGTAAGAAGTTTAAGTCCATTGCTTCCGCTTCAAGCTTATCTTTGATAACAGGAGAGATAAATTTTCTAATATCATCTATCTCAATATCGTTCTTTTCGCAAACTAATAAGATAGCATCCATATATGGAATCTTCATCTCTGCCACTGTACCTTGTATAAGCTTTGTAAATTTAGACTTAGTTAAAAATTGATCTTCTAACTTCATTTGTCTAAAACTCTTAATAATAATGTATCTTTATTGATTCTACCATTTGGTACTTGAACTTTGGTTTTAAGAGCTGATAGCTCTTTTTGGAGTTGAATAGGAGTTCCGTTCAGTACCAAAGGTAGAATGTCATTAGGCTTTCTCAACCTAATCTTTATAGATTGCTCTTTATCAAACCTTTTTAAAGTTGAACCTGATACTTGAAATCCTTTTGGATCGTCAGTATAGTACATGTTGAGCTCTCTGTGTTTTGTGTTAAACGTGTATAGTCTTCTCTTACCAATAATTCCTATTGGATGCATTGACACGACCTTGTACTCGTCATCAAGATTCTTGTATTGTAACTTAGATATTTGTTTATCTGCAGCTTTTGGTCTACTAATCTTAATTGTTCTAGTAGCTTTTGAAGCTGACTTAACTCTTTCCATATCTTCTAACATAGACTTACATACGTCAATTCGATGTTTGAGGGATGACTTTTTCACATGGGAGTAACCTTCAACGGCTTGTTCACATCTTTTATAGTAGGCATCTTCATAATCTAGAAGCCACCCCTCAACCTGAGGCTTAACATGACTTATTGCAGTATTTGTTAAGCCGTGATACTTGAATCTATCATAAAGATTAATAGTGGCATCCTCACCCTCTATCCACTGGTCTTCTAGTTCAAGTAATTCTTGCATTATAGTATTTTTAATTTTTCTTTCTAATCTCATTTGTGGTGAGATAGATATAACATTAGCTTTTGCTTTTTGTTCTGATCTTTTTTGTTTATATAACTCTTTACCAGTTTCAATTAGAGGTATGATATAATCAAATAGTCCATTTAAGAATTCTTTGGCTTTATCTCTACCAAGATCATTATTTTTATATAGATCGTTATTATACCAAAATGCAGTGGCTGCATGATGAGTCATATTAAACTTCCATTCTGGATGACTTAAGATATACTTTGCTGGTTGAGGAAAGTTTTTCTTAACCCATGTTTTAACTTGATTGATACAATCTTTTTTATCTACTTCTAAATGAAAATATTCTTTGACTACGTCAAAACCTTTTTCAATTGGTACACCAGCTAAGCCAGTACGTGCTTTAGACCTGATTGTTTTCTTTTTAGACTTTTTTCCTTTAAGTGCGGTTAATCCCATTATTCAACTCCTTCATATAATTTCCGACTGCGCCTTTTACCATGTTAGGGTACTCTCCTAAATACGTACCTGCTACTAACATATCTTTAGTTAATAAGTATTTATGCATATGCTCAATGTTATCCCAGTTATCAAGTATTTCTTTTGCTAACATATCGAACTCTGTATCTGAGATAAGTGGTTTATCTAACTCGTAATATGCATAAGCACACATTAAATATTTTGCTATAGGATTCTTCATTATGCGTGACCTCTGGTGTCAAGAGATTCGTTCATAGCTTCAGAATCTGTATAGTACTTATCCTGATGAGCAATATTAATCTTAGTAGATAAAGTAACTGCTAATCCACCATTTCTTTCTAATAGCTTTTGAGCAAACTCATCTTGATGAGCTGGCGACATTGCTTCTAATTGATCGATGATTTTATTATAATTATACATTTCAACTCCTAAATTTTTATTATACTTATATTCTATCATACTTTTTTGCATTTGTAAACAAGTTTTCACTTAACATGTTAATTACGTCTCATCGTTGCATATTCTTTTGCGTCAGCATTTTTACTTACAGGTACCATATTTGACTTATGCATAGTAGCGATGCCAGTGATAAAAGTACCAGTGTAAGTATTTTGTTTGGACTTACCAACGATAGGACCGGTGTAGTCACTAGTTGGTAGAGCTCGTGAATGCTCCTTATAATTAGGAGCTTTGATTCCTGCATTCTTTGTTTTGTTTTTAAGTTGTGATGGATGTACGCCACGCTTCATAAGCCATGCATCATGCTCGGCTTGAGCTTTAGACCACCCTGGTTTTTTGAAAGGTTGTTTACGTCTTTTATTGTTATTGTTGTTATAATATATTGGCATTAAATGCATTGTCATTTAGCAACTCCAAATATCTGTGTTAAATCAATATAGCCATAGTTAATTGCAAATAGTAAAGCCACGATAATCATAATCATAAGAGCGTTACGAAAGAAGAAACCAACTATGGAAAAAAATACGCCTACAATCAATGCTCCAGCTACCGCGAAGAAGAGGAGTTGTAGAAATAGTGGAAGCATTGATTGTATATCGGATGGACTAGGCATTTGCCATCTCCAAATTCTTTGGGGCCGTTGTCAAGACATCCACTCTACCGACCAATCGGCCCCTTGATAGAGTGGGATACGTTTTACATTCCGACGCTGATTCCCTGGGTAGTACCAAACCTGTAAATCCCGGTGTGCTTCTCGTTATCTCATTGTCCATCACAGCACCCTGTCGGTTACTTATAGCTATGTCATAATTTTTTTCTCCTATTCTTTTCATCATTTCCTTTTCCATTTTATAGATATATTATACCATACTTTTTTGCGTTTGTAAACGTTTTTTTTCACTTATTTGAATTTTTTCACTTAACATGTTAATTACGTTCTATTTCTCTGTATCTCATTTGGTCCAAAATTAGATGATAATTCTGGACTTTTATTTTTTAAGAAACGTATTTCTTCATTGAGTTGTTTAATTTTTTTGTACAAAGTATATTTCTCTTTAGTTTCTTCAGCTAGTTGCTTTTTAAGCAGCTCTAATTGATTCATTTCTGTATTCATTTAATAATACCTCTTGTTGCTCATATGCTTCTTTTTCCCATGGAAGGTTATAATAGTCTACGCAAAAGTATGCCTCACCTTTCCACATTTTTTGTACGGGATCAATATCTTTTAAATAACCTTTGAATTGCTGTCTTACGTGTACGAGTTCATGTAATAAGCATGTGATAAAGTCATCGCCTTTTAATTTTTTATTAAGTTGTATATGAGAAGCATTCTTGTCGATTTCCATACACCAGCCTTGAACATCACCGTCCATGTTATCGAGATCGATTTCAATGTTATAAGATTTAAATCTTTTAAAAAATTTATTACAGAACCAAAAGGTTATATCTTCTGCTAACCATCTTTGCTTTTGAGTTCCGCCATTTATTATTATATAAGTTTCATTCATAAGTATATAGTATCATACTTTTGAACAAATGTAAACAAGTTTTCACTTAACTTGTTAAGGGATTTTTGCTTTACTGTCGTATACTACTATTTCAACGTTATCTCCAACAGGAAACTTTATAGCATCGTGAGTGTGGTATAGTATAAATTTTGTATTAGGAAACTCTTTAAACATGTTTTGCCACACTGGTCTCCAGTTATTGGCTAATCTATTATTATTCATATTACCTCTGTCTGAACCAAGATAAAAATCTGAACAACTTTTTAAATTAAAGTCAAATATAGAATCAAAGCCGTACATGTGAATTTCATCTGCTTTTACTTTGTTAGCTGCGTAATGTGCTGCCATGTGACCACAGTTAAAGTCTGTATAATTTGCTACATAATTAGGTAACACTGTATAAAATTCTTTTACTTGAGGAGAAACTCTTATATAAAATGTAGGATGTTTGTCTAAATGTATCTTTGGTCTCATTCCAAGTATCCATTGACCTGGGACTTGTATCGATCCTTCTTGTATTGCTTTCATCATCTTAAAATCAACTATGACCGAAGCATAAGTTCCAGCTACATTAAAAGGTGGAAGGTTACACGTTAACTTCATCCCAGGTCTTGGTTCTTTAAAAAATAAAGAAGCGTTATCACCGTTTCCGACTAATTGCACTACTCTTTTCATATCATAGCCTTTATCTTATCTTTTCCTTTTGCTCCTGTCCAATGCATAACTTTTATAGGACCATCATAACCATCAGTTTCAGTTTGTAACCTTAACACGTTATATTCATTTGGTATATCATTTATATATTTAATTTTTGTTATAGGGTTAAGCATCAAGTGAAGTACTTCTTGGTCTCCTTGAACTGGATCTTCTCTTATTGCCTTTGCCCATTGGTATAATATAGGCGGTTTACCGATAAATCCAACTAATCCTGAATTATGCCATAACTCTTTTCCTCTCATTGTCCATGGTTTATCTTCTACCATATTCAACATATCTGGTTTTAACATACCAAATAAGTTACTTATATCATCTCGTATCTCACAATCTAAATCTATCCATATAGTTTTTTTGGATGGAGATTTTATCATGGACATTGGTTTTTTAAACCAGCCTTTTTCGTCAAAAGTTTTTAAGTTCATTACAGCATGCACGTTCTCACGAACTAACTTTAGTCCTTCAGCTGTTAATCCAAAATTAGCAAAGATAAGAGGAACATTTTTTATGTGCTGTTTATAATTTTTAAAAAACCACTCAAGCATCCACTCGTGTTTTTCATCACAACCAGTTACAAATGCTTCATCATAAGATTTCATATGATTCTCCATAATTATGTTTTGCTAAACTACCTTCAACTTTCTGTATAGTTGTAAATGTATCATCGGCTTCAATTGGCCATGGATAATATTCTTTTATCCATGGAAAGCTATTTCTATTTAGAAATAAATCAGCAGGTGCTGGATTGTACTGAGCATGATTAAGTAATAACTGTGCTCCTTCAGAAGATACATAATATCCGTGAGTCCCTGGTAAATATCCACCTTGTTTTGAAAACAAATCATAAGTTCCTTCTTTACTTTGGACAGCATAATTACCATAACTAGGTTTGCCTAAGTTTACGAATCTATGAAACTGCATGTCAACTGGCAAAGATCTTTTAAATATTGCATCGTGTTCTAACACTACCACGCCAACATTAAGTTTTACTGCTTTAAGCCATAATTCTCTATGCGATAAAAAACAGCACATACAAGGTTCTAACCTAGAGTATCTTGAATCAGTGCTAAATTTTTCTACAGGTAACTTATTTTCTTCAAATATTTTTCTAGGATTGTCTTCTGGTGTTATAGCTCTAAAAGACATAATATTTGTATAACCATATTGTTTGGCTGATTCAATGCATCTTTTTGATGCATCTACAGACTTAGCATTATTATACATTGTAATTACGAAAATAATCATGACGTAGTTGTTGAAGGGACTCCCTGTAAAGTTGTGTAGTACGGGTAAACAACTTTTAGATGGTATGGAAAAAATTGTTTACACATTAAAGAATCATTAGGCCAACCGCCTTTTAATCTTAATTTTTCTAAAAGCATATATGCAAAGTATGGTTTTATTATATATGCTGAGTTTCCAGCTAAACCTTGAGGCAATGAAGTTTCTGGTAGTACAAATGGAGCATCTTTAACTCCATCAGTTAACGATACTAAATTATGATATATTCCAGAGTTATGAGTTGCGCCTCTAGGATCGTTTAATCCAAGCACTCCACCAGACCAATCAAACTGTTCGAATTCTCTGGTGAATATAGCATCGTGTTCTAGAACCATAGTATCTTCTCTAGACACTACGCATTTCTGCCATATTCTAGCGTGGGAAATAGTACAGGCAAAAACTTTATCTACGTCATTTGCAGTGTAGCCTCTCAAAGTCATTCCTGTTTCTTCATCAACTCTTTGTTCTTCGCTTAAAGGATATTTCCAAACTAATCCGTCAAAGTTATCTTCTTCTAAAGTATCAGGCGAGGTTTGTTGAACAAACTCTATGTCTAAATTTACAGATTTACGACAGTTTTCTATTGCATTCATAGAAATTTCACTATCTTTATTTCCAATTATAAAAGCTTTCATACTACGTATGTTCCTACATCTCCAATATAAGTTGGAATTTTATTATAACTTTTTTTCGATATCATTACAGAATTACTTTGTTTATTTGTATTATGTATCTTTGGAACTAATCCATCTTCAGGAGTTCTTAGTTTTACCATTAATTCATAAGTAGGTATCTCATTTTGTTTTGTTAAGTATAAAAATTTAGTTTCAGCATGTTCTATAACTTCTTCTAAACTTTTTGTAGGAGCAAATAAAACATTAGACCAGTCATTCATAGGAGGATGCTTAAGTCCTTCAGTCTTCGCAAATATAAATTTAAATTCTCTATATTTACATATCAAAGGCATCCAATATGTTTTAAATAATTCTTCATCTGTCATTTCAGTAATTATAGTAATCATAACATTCTCGGCATTGTAAACTTTGATGAATTTATAAAGTGCTGAAACTTTCCTTTAGGATTATTTGGCGGCCATTGCCTTGTGGCTAAACTGTTCCAAGTCCAATCCAATTCAGTTACGTTAAACTTTGGATTAGATAATTGCAAGTTTAAATACATTTGTTCTGTATATCGTGTGTGCATATAGTAATCATCAACTGAAGTAAATAATTTTCTAGCTTTATGTCTGCCTTCTTTACTCCACAATTGCATACCACCATTCATGTATCTAAACTTTTCTTCAGGATATAGTTTAGACTTAGGAAACATCCAATCTTTACCAAAAAGTTTTTTGCCATAAGCTATTATTCCTCTTTCATGCCCAGGCGACTCCATAACTCTTCGTAACCAACCACCAGCTGATACGTGTATACCAAGTTCATGTACCATAGCTACATCACCTATATCAATGTCAAAAATGTTATCTTCTGTTTTAAATAACATATCTAAATCGACTGATAATATTTTTTCGTACTTGTCGTATTGCGGATCATATATGACTTTTAAAGCATCTAGTCTTGGATCTAAATGTTTAAAGTATCTACCATGGTCCAACATGTATTCGGCACCACAGTGTTTAGCATATTTTTTTGCTGATTCTGAACCAGCTTTAGCCCAGTCTGGCATTTGCACTCCACCTAGGTGTGCATCATTAGCTTCATACGGCATATAATATTGAAATACTAAATTCATACTTTAATCACTTTATCTTTATGTTCTATGTAATAATTACCAATACAATGTCTTTTAAGATTTTCGTAGTTGTTAGTATTATCTATTATGATATCAAACCTAGGCTTGTTCCAAACATTTTTCATAATGTCATCAACATTTTTTCTATTGTTCGAGTCGCACCTACACCAATATAATCTCTTTTGATTTAAAAAGTTAAAATCTTTTGGATCTTTACTGATAAAATTGTCTATTGAATAAATGTTTGATTTTTGTAGAAATTTAAGCCAAGACTGTAAAGTAGAATCAATTCCTACTTGTAATAGATTAATAGGTCTTAGTCTGAACTGAAATAATTGTTGCTCATAATATATGGCGTGTTTTTCTCTCGGTGATTGATATCGTCGAAATAGAGTAGGTAACATTATAAATTAATTTGAAACTGTGTTCCATAAGTAAATACGTTAAGATCATTGTCTTTTATAAATTTATTGACAGCTTCAGTAGTTCCTTTTTTGCTAGCATTATAATCATCTCCTATAATAATACCGCCACTTCGTACTACATCTAAAGAATTATTTAGATCTTTTGTGGTAGCTTCATAAGAGTGATCTCCATCTATGTAAATCCAATCTAAGTGTTCGTGTAATCCGTTCGATAAAGCTGCTTTGTAACTATCAAACCATTCATCTGAAGTCATTCTACACATTTCAGCTTCTTCGAAGCCTTTTACCATACCGTACACGTGTTCATATAAATTATCGTAGAATCTCATAAAACCAGCTTTTGAAAATTCTCCGGTAATTTTAGAATACTTAGCATAAAAATTATTCATGTACTCTTCACCAAGATACTCATAATTATCCACAGCATAAGGATCTATAAGATATAATTTTTTTAATCATCATAAGTTAGTATAGCATATATTACAAAAGATACAGCTACAAGAAGAATAGCAACCATAATATTTACACTGTGAACTACAGTTACCATTTTCTTTTTATTTCCATATCATTTAAACCATCTACTTCTGATGGAGTCTCATCATAATGTATTCCTAAATTGCCATTCTGCCCTATGACATCCATTCTCTTATTAGATTCTTCTTCATCATCCCAAATTTTTTGAATATTTTCTGCCTGTGCATCAATGTCT